ATCTTACTTGCTGTGGCATGGTAGCAGTCTAGCCCAGCTTTTTTAGCAGCGCCCTTCAAAGAAAGTCCTGCTAAGTACCCTGAAAATAATTCTCTTACTTTTTCTGCTGCTATATCATCCACAACAGCCTTTCCATCTTCAATTCTATATCCATAGGGTGTGTGACCCATCTAATTCACCAACCTCTCCTTCAATGTGATTCCACATTTTAATTCAAATCCGACTTCCTCTCGTGAAAAAACAATAATCTTTTCTACGTAATTTTCAAACAGCTCATCCTCATAGGCTGTGAGCATTTTGGACTTAGTGGCAAACTTAAGTAAACGGTCAACTTCGTCTACTTTTGCAAAATTGCCATTGACGGAACGAGTAAGTTGATCCTTTTCAGCAAGAAGCCTTTCTCTTTCTGCTTCCAGTGAATTCTTTTCTTTATTAAACAGGGCAGGTTCCAGATACCCTTTGGCCATTAAATCCGTCAGCATCTGGCTCTGCTCCATGTTGTTTTCAATCTTAGTTTCCAATTCTTCAATTCTGCGAAAACTTGCCGCATTGTTCTGGTTACGTAACCCATTCAAAAGTGGTCTTAATATGAATTTCTGACCGAAAATGAGTTTATTCATCATCGTGACAAATGCAGTCTTTGTATCATCATCTCGTATGAACTGCATAGAACATTCCGTTATATTGCTTATATGCTTACTGCAGCACCAAGCAATGTATTTTCTTGGACCGGATGAATGAATCCGTCTTTTAAAGGTACTGCCACATTCCGAGCAGATAATTTTGCTAGAGAAAGCATATCGGTTTAGATATTTGCTGTTGCGCTTTTCGATGCCTTTTTCTTTTGCTCTCTGATTAAGAATGGCATCTACAGCTTCAAAATCCTCATAGCTGATAATTGCCTCATGGTGGTTTTCTACTAGATACATATTTTTCTCACCATAATTGGTATGCCTGTTAAAATGGCTGTCAGTATAAGTCTTTTGCAAAATAACGTCGCCAGTATATTTTTCATTGGTCAGAATCCCTCGAATGGTAGTAGCCGTCCAACGGCCACCTCTTTTTGATGGGATACCCTTTTGATTAAGATTATTTGCAACTTTCTGTGTACCTTTGCCCGATAATACTTCTGCAAAAATATACTTTACAATTTCAGCCTGCTTAGGGATTACTTTCATTTGACCATCAATGTTTTGATACCCATATGGTGGGTAGGAAATTATAAAGGTTCCGTTTTGAAATCGTCTTTGAATGGCCCACTTCGTATTCTCTGAAATGGAAATTGACTCACTTTCTGCAAGCCCACTTAAAATGGAGAGCATCAATTCACTTTCCATTGAACCTGTATTGATGTTTTCCTTCTCAAAATAGATATGAACCCCAAGGTCTATCAGTTTTCGAACCATCTCCAAGCAGTCTGTAGTATTTCTCGCAAATCGGCTGATGGACTTTGTAATGATTAAGTCAATTCTCCCAGTTTCACAGTCTGATAACATTCTAAGTAGGTCAGAGCGGTTTTCCTTTTTCGTGCCGCTGATACCCTCGTCATAATATAAGCCTGCGTATTCCCATTCTGGATTTGCCTTTATGTAGCTCTCATAATGGGCCTTTTGTGCTTGCAGGCTGACAAGTTGTTCATCACTGCCTGTTGAAACTCGGCAATAGGCAACTACTCGTGTTTTTGGCTTAATAAAAGAGTTGGCCGTATTTCCTTCTATTTTCGTTATCTTTTTCATCCTCTCACCTCCTTCTTGGTAGGTCACATATTACCTCTGAAACCCTTATATATCAACGATTCGAGGGCATTATCTCCTTCAAAAATGGAGAGAAAGTTTGGCGATTTAGTGCGCCTATTTTGTTGAATTCCACTTCCGTTATTAAGCCTTTTTCGAGCATCTTACTCAGCAACTTTTCTGCCCTATAATAATCAAATTCTCTTTGAAGCGCCTCAGCACTTAAAAGTGTCTTTTTAGAAATGCTTATTTGATCTTGTTTATCTGTAATTTTAGTTATCTGCATATAGGCAACCTCCATTTCTACAGTGAAAACCCTGCACCTATATGCAAAAATCCCTAATGATTCGAACCCCTAAAGGTCAAAAAAAAATGACCCGAAGAGCTATTACACTCCTCAGGTCATAGGTAAAAGTGTTAATCATACTTTATAAACGAATCCGTAAAGCCAGCCTTTTTCGCTTTGGCAAGCTGTGCCTCTGCATTGGCTTTTACAGAATAGGCACCGATTTGCACACGATAATATTTCTTTTTCTCCTGTTCTGCAGGCTTCTCTCCTTCACTTAATAGCTTTTTCACATCCGCTCTGAAGATATCCATGCTTTTTCCATGCTTTGGAAACCAGTTTTTCGGATCGCCATGATTACTTGCGATGCCTTTTTGATATCCTTCATAGTGGCCAATAACATCTTTTTCGGTTAAGTTATAGAGCTTGCAGAGATACACACACAGTTCTACCGCTTCCTTATAAACCGCATTAAAATACGAGGCATCGGTCAAACCGTCCTCGCAGATTTCAAAACCAATATGAGTATCATTTGCCTTTCCACCTGCATGCCAGCCACGATGGTTCCATGGCAGGGTTTGATAAGTGGCAATTGAACCATCCTTAAGCTTTCCAATGAATGCATGAACACATACTTGCCTCCCACCTGGTTTATCCTGATTCCAGTGATTGTTGTACTCGTTTACACCCAACAGGCCATCGTCCGGTCCAACGTATCTACGAAGATACGGATTATTTGCACCAGTGCTATGAACCATGATGCCCTTCGGTATAATCTTTCTGCCTGCCTTATAACACGCATTTTCAGTTAGAATAAGTTTCCTCAGATTCATTACTCATTTCCTCCTTTGTTATGCAACTGTACAAGAATGTCTTTTAACTTTTCTGGTATTGGCAATCCTAGTCGACCAGCATTTTCTAACATAGATATTCCTTCATTGGAGCAATAAAAAAAGATAATGGCTGTCCGGAGCACGCTCCCCTCTCCGATAAGGTTCGTATCAATCATATGTCCGATTCCGACTAAAACAAAAATAAGCACCTTCTTAAAGATGCCCCTAAATCCGATCTCACTAGATAGCTTCTTATCAACAATGGCACACATGACACCAGTGATATAATCAGCTATCGTCAATGCCACTAATGCATATAAAAAACCATCAAAACCACCTAAAAACCAGCCCAAGAATCCACCAAGTGCTGTAAGGGCAACTTGTACCCCATTCCATATTTCCTTCATGATTTTTACCTCCTTCGTGATTGGTGAATATATAAAAAGAGTGCTTGCAATTTTTCGCAAACACTCCTGAATCGTTAATTATATTTGTTTAGGCAGTGCCTCCCATAGCCTCATATCCTCTTGGCCTAAAGACCATATGGCAATTCCTCTAAGCTTCCATCGATACGCTGCCTCGTTTGCCCAATAAACAAGGCTGTCTACATCCTGATAATAAAGAATAGAAAAACCGTCAGCATCTCCAAGAAACAAACGTGAAATCCAGACATTGATGTCCTTGGGAACGATTTTTACTGAATAATCATTTCCACAGACTAATGGCAAAAGACCTGAATGGAAGAAATCATAATCCATAGAGATGTCCTGGTTTCGTGTAGAAGCTTCCTCCACATCATTGTTAACTGTGAAAACCTGAAACTCACTATCCCATGTTACACCGGTTCTTGCCAGCCGCCCATACTCAGTTGTGGTTCCATCCGGGAAGGTTACATCAAACCTTTCATAAGGTTCATAAGTCCAGGCATCTCCCAGTCTAAGTAATTCACATAGAATACGTCCATCAGACCGAACCCCGGCATACCCTCCTGAAAAACCACTAAGCGTCGCTGTAAAGCGCAAAACATTGCTTGCTCCAGAATAAACCCTCACAGAGTTACCTCGTATCCTCATTTCAATGGTGTACATTCTTGGATTTGAGCGAAGATCTGCTGATGCCGTTTTAACGATTTCAGTGGTGTAACTGCCAATTAAAGAAGCACCATTATATAGTTCAATACGCTGTGTATTAAAGTTTAAACAGCAAAAGACATTACCACAAAAAATGCCTGCACGACCACTTCCCTCTGGAGTAAAGGCCAACCTTGCCCGCAAATGAACATCTGAAAACCCACTATACTTCCACGCCAATTGGCCATACCCGTCAAGCTGCGAATAGGGACGACTGGCGGGATCATTTTGATTTTGCCATACCTGCCACTCGCCGCTTAGTGCTGTCCAGTAGCTGGAGGGAAGTGGATTGTCATCTCTGAAGTCTTCATACCAAATTAGTGCTGAATCAGGCTTTCTGCGTAGCACCTCAGTGGTCAATTTAAAACCTTTATCGGGTTCAGCCATTAAACCGTTCACATCTTTAAATTTGCGAGGAGATAGCATAAACTCTGCCTCTCCAGCAGAAGGTTCTTCAGAAAAACTCGAACATACTCGAAATCCATAGAACTGCACACCTGGTACTGAGGTACTAACGCTGACAGTATGGGTACCAGCTGAAAGAAATACACCAGAAACCAAGGAAAGCCAACAAGTTGTTCGCCAATATGGCCACCACAGCCTATTCTCGCTAAATACCTTACTTGTCCCGTCAAGTGAAACATGAATGCTATTCTTATCCCAGAAGGGAAATGAGATGCGAATGGCTACATCATAAATACCAGCAGATGAAATTTCAAATTCGTATTCGGCTTCACCTTCTTCACCAAGTGTTATCATTTGAGAAGAAACCGATACATTACCAGTATAGCTATCAGGAGTTCCGCCACTACGATCTACATATATCGTGCCAAATTCAGTTTTTTGCTGCTTGCTATAGGCAGTCAAATACCTGCGACGGTTATAAGTTTCACCCAGTAAAGGATAGGTTCTTGAAACTGCATCCCAGCCTTCCATGTAGTCATACACATGTGGCAAGGCCCAAGGCACCTTATCATAATCATCCCAATACGCTATGATAGGAATCATGGGCTGTGGTGGTCCATCATCCGTAAAGTTATATCCCCCTGTCATCCAAAGCTGTGCCGCATAATATGTGTTTGAAATCCCACGATAAGTGATGCCCAGATTTTCTGGTGTATCGTGGATTCTCCAGTTCCAACCATATGCAGGCAGTCCTAAAAATATTTTTTCAGGAGTCATAACCCGGACTGCATAATCATAAATGCCTTCCAACCAATCCCTGGGAGATACCGAACCCGGTGCAGAGCCTGCCCACGCCATGCCATAACTCATAATCGCTGCTGTATCACAATAGGCATTCAAGTCTTCATAAACACACCAGTTTTCGCCACCAACCGAGCCTTGTACTCCAGTCATGCCCGGTAGACAAATATTTACGAGTTTCGAAGAATCATAGGCTTTAACAGAGTTATATATGTCTCGAAATAGAGCATTAGCAGCATCCTTGTTTTCATAGCCACCTCCACGTTCCAAGTCTATATCCACTCCAGCACACCAAGGATACTTATTCATGATGCGAATAATCTCAGTAAGAAATTTATCCTTTGCACCATTGGTGTTATTTCTAAGGGCTGTAAAAATAGAAGCCGTACCATGGTTCATGATTGTAAGCAGCCATTTGATATGAGGCCAGCGGTTAATGTAAGTAAGCATACTGGATATGCTTGTTCCTGTTTCTGTTATGGTCCCGGTGATATCCACTTCAAAAGTAAAAATACCCACCGTATCAATTCGATCACCATAGTCTCGTAATGCTTGATACATGCGGGTATTCCCCATGAAACTCCAGACCATACAACGCTTACCTTTTAAATAGTCAATCAAAGGCGCTCACTTCCTTCCTGCATTTCTTGAAACTCAAATAATACCCGGGCTGATTTTCTGTCTTCTAGCTTTATCACATGTTTGCTATCACCGGATGCTGTATATTGAAAAAAACCTTCCTTATCAGTTGGGTTTCCGTTCTTTAAACACTGCCTAGTTGATGCTAGTAGCGAAAAGGTATCACCTGGACTAACTGCCTCATTAAATATCACCTTGTGCGCCCCTGCTCCTTGAGACAATTGGATACTGCCTGCAGCCATATTTTGGTTGGGATAAATATGACAGTCAAGGCCAGCGGAAGTTGAACCCAGATTGAAGAGAATAACCGTCTCTCCGCTACGAACCACTCCGTTATAAAAACGAGCGGGAACAATAACACCGCCCTCCCGGAATTTTTGAAGCATCGTTTCTGTATTAATTGTATAACCAGTTAGACGATCACCTTCCTGAGCCTGAATATCAGTGAAATAAACAGTACCTGTGCAATCTCCAAGAAGTAGTTTCACTGTTACGCTTACTACTCGTTTATCCTCTTTACAATGAATCGTCTCAGCAAACCTGGTAAATGTTACTGACATCTGCACCACCTACCCATCCAACGTCCACTTAATTTCTGACACATGACCAATCCAGCCCGTAGCAACAGAACCACCTTGCAAAAGCATATCTGTAAAGAACACCTCACCAGAACAATCAGTAATGAAAAGACGGATGGTAAGCGACTTTATCTTTCCAATACCTCTCGGTGTAATAGCATGTGCTGTCTGTGAAAAATAAGCCATAGCACTGGCTCCTTCCTAAAAGAGATCAATAAACCTGGTTTCTGTCGACCCATCCTCATATTCAATGACAACTTCAATCCCAACTTGCCCGTTTGGCCCTTTCTGAAGATTTTCCGATGCAATCTGCGCTGAGAAAGTGTAACTCTTCCTACTGGCAGGATAAACGGTCTGGGATAGACTTTTCGTCATCCCTAAAACGCCCTCAGCTTTAAAAGAAGCTGTTCCTGATACACCATTATTAGGGTCAACTGTAAAACCTGAACTTAACCAATAGGTTAGACCATCATCAGCTCGTGAATTTCGTAGATGATTAAAAGGCACTAAGTCTTTTAATTCCTGACGGTCAAGAACATCAGTGGAAGATAAAATATCGGCTGCTTTATCCCATCCAGCAGAGGAATCTCCTAATTCTCTTAAAGTTGTTGATAGCTCCAGCACTGTTTTCCATGGTTCTTGTAGATTATATTGTCTGCGAACTACACGAGTTTTGACAGATAACTTCAAATCTCTATCATCCACAGTTACTATATCACCTAGTTTCCATGCCTCATGCTCATATCCTGTCAACACTGATAAGTCCATTGCAGAGAGAACATATGAGATTCGTGGCTTCGCATACTGAGCTAAGCGCATATTAGCGAACTCAAGCAGCTGATAAGGGTTGCTGATTGATGAAGCATCCAGCGTTCCAACTCTAACTTCTGATGAATAGCTATAATCCTCAACATACTCTTTATTACCATTGATAGAAGCAAATGTTATACCATCTTTTCCATAAGCATAAAGGCGAGTGATTAGACTTCTAGTATCCACTACGCGCTGTATACTTTTCATGTTCTTTCTATAGCAAAATAATGCCCCACTATCAGTACCTCCAAATGTCAAAAGGTGTACCAGACGATTGGCACTATCGAAAATCAAGTCACCACCATGAATATTCTGTATGGCTCGAAGAATAGATAAAGCATTCTTCTCTGTTGATTGCCATGTTCGTTTTGTACTGACAGTGACATTTCCTAATGACCAGCCAGTACCAAGTAAGGCATAGCGCATAGGTACTTCTGGTGTCTCTGCGACAAATTCCATGGGTTCTTTTTCAGCGCTAAAGGAAAGATCATAAAATGCAGCTTCCGCATATACCTGAGTTACAACTCTTCCATCTGAGCTTTTCTCATCTGTTATGGTTCGAATACGATAAACATCATTGACAATCTGCACCTGTTTTTCATTGTCTAAGGTCTCGCGCTTGGAATCATGAAATGGCAGTTTAAACTCCAAAATATCAGCTCCATTCACCTCACTTGTTACCACAATATCAAAGGCATTTTCTAACACCGCTTCCCAAGCCCCGTTAGTATCCAACACAACTGGTCTGGCAAATCCAAGTCTCTCATAAGGAGGTTTTGGTATATCATGTAGTTGTATTTCAAGAAGTTTAGGAGTTCTACTGGTGTCTTGAGTAGATAATGTAATTCGATAACGGATATATTCTCTGTTAGGCGACTGCAGTTCCCCACTTGCTCCAACGGCCTGCCATTCAGTCCAGCTAGACAGATCGTCTGATGTAGAAGTTTCCACTAGGCTTATGGCTGTTATACCTGCGGTGTATTCACTTGTAACTGATACCCTGCCCGTTCCTGCAAGACTACAGGCAGCTGCTATCGTAAAAAGCTGACCACTTTGTGCATAGACTCCGTTTGTTGCTTTCAACATGACAGAGCCAGGGTCCGCAAGAGCATCTACATCAGCAGCACTGTCACCACCGTTTGCCAAAATTGAAGATTTGAAATAGGAAATAAGATCCTCCATGGTAAGTAAAGAATCTTTTTCATAAAACCAGTCATCAAATCCTCCTGCGTAATAATAGGTATTTGCATGCATCCCCATCACAATATCCGCAACACAAGATTGATTTAAGTCTCCAGTGAATGTTCGAACTGGAGATTGCCAAACAGCGCCATCACTTCGGTCACAAAGTAAGTTCTGCACCCTTTTGTTGTTTACCTCGATAACAGAAGCGATAAAGTACCACCCGTTATTCTTTAGGGTAATAGTAGGCGTTTCGGTCTGATCATATATCAAGGAGCCTGAGGCATTATACAGCATTAATCGCAACCTTCCCTGAAATAAAGAAACATAAAAAATTGGCTGACCAGGCCCTTGTCTAGTATTAAAAATCGGGATATACGTCTGCCCTACAGAATAAGTAGTTGGATTTATCCATCCGCCAACAACAATCTTTTCACCTAAATCACTAAAAAAGCTACCGTCATTGGTAGCCACTAAATGAGTCTTTTCACTTGTTGGATTAATGATATTCTGCCTGAAATATCTTCCTAATCTACCGGATAACAAGTTGGCTGATGTGCCTGACCATCCGGATACAAAGAAGTTTCTGTTATGACCGGAGTCATCTGTAAGCATATTGTTGCTATCTGGTGCGGCTTCATTAAATCGCCACAGAGCAACTGTCTTCTCGCTTACAGGAAACTCACCCGTAAAATCCGTCTGTGATGTTAAGATTGATTTAATTGCCACCAGATCACCTCCATCTGCTTTTGGCCAGAATCTTCAGCTCCGAAAATGTTGCTCCCACAGCTGATACTGTTATTTCATTTTCACCTTTGTGAAGTACAGGGAAGTTTAACTCATCCAGGACTGGAAGCCCATTTCGAAGTGTATTTCCGTTGGCATCGGTTATTTTTGCTGTCACTAATCCGCTATCAATTACAAGCACTTCATCTGCCGTCAAAGCTCCAACTACTCGAAGTTCCTCTCCATTCGTGGTAATAGAAATATATGTGGATGTAGATCCACTTATTGATCCCTTAAGTTGATATATCGGTTCTGAATCTGTATTCCCGGTTATTCTTTGGATCTCATGAGTTCCAACACTTGAAATCGTGAATTGTTCATCTGTCAGCGCATAGGCGTGAGGATCAGGACAGATAAACTTCAACTCAAAGGCACCTGCAGTTCTAAGTAATCTCTCGCATTCTACTTGTTCAGTGAGGCGAGCAAAAAAGAATCGATTCGGAATATCCTCTAATATAAGCTGCTTAAGGCCGTTCATAGGGTTGAGCCACTCTGCAAGATCATCTAACACGCTCACTAAATCTGCAAAGCTCTTTTGAGGATATATGCTACAGCTAATCGTAATGATCCGCTCTGAGATATCACAACCAAAGTCAGCAACCCCTGCCTTCCCCGGAACAACCTCATACGCGTTTCTTAATGCGGGCGATGCCTGCCAACTTGTGAGCCTTGCTTTTATCTTCATATTCTTTGAGTTAATACCGTTATAAATAAAGCCCATACATCGCCCTCCTTTACGCAGTTATAAATCTTCCTTGTGCTCGAGATCCTGTCTGCATCAAATTGTATAACTCCTGTGAAATCTTCCGAATATCGTCTTCACTTCGAACAATCATCTGCTGTATCGTAATTAATGACCCTCCAAATGTTCCATATCCGCTACTAATACCGGCTCCATTCATATTCAGATTAGGGTTAATGTCAAAATCAGTAGGGATAGCGTTTTGCATATCCTGGCTAACACTATTCATGGCTTTTTCAAAACCGACACCAATACCCTCTCCCATGTTTTCGCCAATTCCAGCAAACAATGTAGATGGCGATCGAATTCCAAAGAAATTTTTTATTTTATCTACTACACCACCAAAAAAGCCTGAGATTTTATCCCAAAGCCAGGCTCCAGCATCTGAAATACCCTGCCACAAACCTTTGATTAAATTGGTCCCAACCTGGGCAATTTGCCAAATAGATCCTGTAAAACCTTTAACCAGTGCCGCAATAATTTGTGGCACTGCTTTAACAACCTCTACTATAATGGCTGGAAGGTTCTTAATCAGCGAAACCAACAGCATGATTCCTGCTTGAATGATCTGTGGTATGCTGCCAATAATAGCATTCACAAGGGAGGATACAATCTTTGGTATAGCAGTAATAACTGTTGTAATAATTAGTGGTAGATTTTGAATCAGTGCCACTAGCAGTTGAACCCCAGCATCAATGAGCAGTGGGATTGAGCCCAAAATCGCTGTGATTAACCCGTCAACAATCTGAGGAATTGCTTCTACAATGGCGGTAATGATTTCTGGCAAAGCACCAATTAAAGATGTCAGAAGTTGAATACCAGCCTCGATTATTTGAGGTATTGCGCCTATAACAAAATTTACTATGCCAGTAATAATGGCTGGCAAAGCCGCGATCAGCACTGGAAGGGCATCTAAAATACCTTGAGTTAATCCAAGTACAAGTTGCAGAGCTGCTTCTAAAACCATAGGAAGGTTATCCAAAAGCCCCTGTACGATTTGTACCACCGCTGAAACTGCAGCAGGAATTAACTGTGGCAGAGCTTCTGCAATTCCACTTATTATGGTTCCAATCATTTGAATACCTGCTGTAATTAGCGCTGGAAGTGTTTCAATGAGGGTTTGTCAAGTTAAGTGTGTAAGTCTTTTTAAATTATCTCGGATGGAATATTTTTCCACCCGAGATTTTTGGCTTTAGTACTCTTCATATTTCA